CTGTAAAGAAGGGGCCGCACTTTACGTCTGTTTTCCATGGCGCACATATTCTGAATTTGAAGCGGCATTAATAAGCATTGGCCTAGACCCAACCGCTTGTATTGTCTGGGACAAAAAATCAATTGGTTTAGGAAATGCAAACTACCGACCACAACACGAATTTATTTTCTACTTCAAGGGCGGAGCTTGGTATGGAGATAAAGCTCAGTCGGATGTTTGGCATATGAGCCGTGGCGCTACTGGGAAATACGTTCACCCAACACAGAAGCCTGTTGAGCTTGTGGAACGTGCTTTAACCAACAGCAGCAAGGCTGGAGATTTAGTCATAGACTGCTTTGGCGGTTCAGGTTCTACACTAATTGCCTGTGAAAAGAATAACCGCAACTCACGTTTAATGGAGCTAGACCCAAAATACTGTGACGTAATCATCAAGCGTTGGCAGGACTTCACTGGTAAGAAAGCTGTTCACGCAGAGACAGGTGAGACATTCAATGACTCAAAATAAGTTGACTGCAAAACAAGAATTGTTCGCTCAATGCATTGCTGATGGCATGGGGCAAGCAGATGCTTATCGAACTGCTTATGACGCTAAGACTGGATCTGATGCCAGCATTTATGTGCAAGCATCCAACCTGATGAAAAACCCTAAGGTTGCTATAAGGGTTGACGAATTAAAATCACAGGTTGTCGAAAAGCAACTATGGACACGCGAAATGTCTGTCAAAGGGTTGATACAAGCGTATCGTATCGCCCAGGATGCAAAGACCTCAACAGGCATGACAGCAGCCGTTAAAGAGCTAAACGTAATGCATGGGTTTAACGAGCCGACTAAGCTTAGTATCACTGGCAGCATGATCCAGCGCATTCAGCGTGAAGTGATCGATGATAACGCTGAAGATTAAAACCCCGCGATGGTTTAAGCCATTCCTAAAGCCCAGCCGCTATAAAGGCGCACATGGTGGGCGTGGATCAGGCAAGAGCCATGCCTTTGCGGAAATGGTTATCGAAGCGCACGTTATGGATCAGCGGCGCAGAACAGTATGCGTCCGCGAGATTCAGAAGTCATTAGCGCAATCCGTTAAGCGTTTGCTGGAGCTAAAAATCGAACAGCTTGGTGTTCAGGATTACTTTGAGATTCAAGAAACCCAGATTAAGTCACGGCATGGCGATGGGCTAATCATCTTCCAGGGGATGCAGAACCACACGGCGGATTCCATTAAGTCGCTGGAAGGTTACGACTGCGCTTGGGTTGAGGAATCGCAGACGCTATCGCAACGCTCACTTGACCTATTGCGTCCAACAATCCGTAAGCCAGACAGCGAACTATGGTTCACATGGAACCCGCTGAACAGCACCGACCCGATCGATATGCTGCTGCGTGGTGAGAACCCGCCACCTGACGCTATCGTTGCACAGGTAAACTATCGAGACAATCCTTGGTTCCCTGATGTGCTTAAAGCGGAGATGGAATACGATCGAGATCGTGACCCTGACAAATACAAGCACGTTTGGCTAGGAAGCTACGCATCGAACAGCGAAGCCCGTGTATTCCGCAACTGGAAGATTGAGGACTTCGAAACACCAGAGGACGCAACGCACCGCTTCGGCGCTGACTGGGGCTTTGCATCTGACCCGACTGTTCTAATCCGCTGTCATGTTATTGGCAGAACAATCTATGTCGATTACGAAGCCTATCGCGTTGGCTGCGAGATTATGGACACGCCTGACCTGTTCTTCACTGTGCCGGAGTCTGAGAAGTGGCCCATCGTTGCTGATAGCGCCAGACCTGAAACCATCAGTCATATGCGTAAACATGGCTTCCCAAAGATCATGGCGGCAGTCAAAGGGCCTAAGTCTGTAGAGGAAGGCGTCGAATGGTTGAAGTCATATGACATCGTTGTCCACCCTCGCTGCCAGCACACGATCGACGAATTAACGTGCTACAGTTATAAAACTGACCCCTTGACAGGACAAATCTTGCCAATACTTGCGGATCGTGATAATCACCTTATAGACGCACTACGTTATGCGTGTGAGGCCATCCGTCGAGCAGTCGTTCCAAAGACTTTCGATGTGCAACCTTTAGCAACTGTGAGTAGGTGGTAAATGGCTCGACTGAATAGAGAACAAAGGTTTGCGAACATCCATCAACAGGCGATGGTAGAGTTCGACCGCGTTCAATCGTCGGTGCGTGATGAGCGCCTACAATGCCTTCAAGACAGACGTTTCTATTCCATCGCTGGCGCACAGTGGGAAGGCCCACTTGGTGAGCAATACGAAAACAAGCCACGCTTTGAGGTAAACAAGATTCACCTTAGCGTCATTCGTATCATCAACGAATATCGTAATAACCGCATTGCCGTAGACTTTGTTAGCAAAGATGGCGAGGCAAACGACAAGCTAACAGAAACGTGCAACGGTCTCTATCGTGCAGACGAACGGGACAGCGGCGCAGAAGAAGCATACGACAACGCTTTTGAGGAAGCAGTTGGCGGTGGCTTTGGCGCATGGCGCTTACGCACTACCTATGAAGATGATGAGAACGATGAGGACGAACGCCAGCGCATCCGCATAGAACCAATCTATGACGCTGATAGCTCTGTGTTCTTTGACATCGATGCAAAACGCCAGGACAAGGCCGACGCTAAGTATTGCTTCGTTCTGTATTCTATGACCTATGAGGCTTACAAAGCTGAATGGAATGATGACCCAACGACCTGGCCCAAAATCATTCACCAGTATGAGTTTGATTGGGACACGCCTGACATTGTGTTCGTGGCTGAGTATTACCGCGTCGAGGAAACCCGCGAGACTGTCCGAATCTTCCTGACAATCCAAGGCGAAGAAGAACGCTACACGCAAGCAGACTTTGACGCAGATGAAACGCTAGAGGAAACTCTGGCTGCTGTTGGAACGGTAGAAGTACGCCAGAAGCGTATTAAACGGAAGCGCGTCCGTAAGTATATCATGAGCGGTGGCGGCATCCTTGAAGACCAAGGCTACATCGCTGGCAAGAACATTCCTATCGTTCCGGTCTATGGTAAGCGTTGGTTCGTTGATAACGTCGAGCGTTGCATGGGCCATGTGCGCCTTGCCAAAGACCCGCAGCGCCTGAAGAATATGCAGCTATCGAAGCTGGGTGAGATCAGTGCGCTTTCATCCATTGAAAAGCCTATCTTGGTTCCAGAGCAAGTCTCAGGCCATCAGGTCATGTGGGCAGAGGATAACCTACGCAACTATCCTTACCTGCTAGTCAATCCAATCACAGGGCCAAATGGCGAGACTCAAGCGTCTGGCCCAGTTGCTTACACCAAGTCTGCACAGATTCCGCCAGCGATGGCAGCACTGCTTCAAATCACTGAGCAAGACATGGCTGAGATACTGGGTAACAACCAGCAAGCCGACAAGATGGTCAGTGGCATCAGCGGCAAGGCTGTTGAGCTTATCCAGACGCGCTTGGATATGCAGACGTTCATCTACATGAGCAACATGGCGAAGGCTGTGCGGCGCTGTGGTGAAATCTGGTTGTCAATGTCGAAAGACATCTACGTTGAAGAAAAGCGCAAGATGAAGACTATTGGCGCTATGGAAGAAGTTGGTTCGATTGAACTGATGAAGCCACAGATCGACGAAGAAACAGGCGAACTGATTTACGAAAACAACCTGGGCGATGCCTTGTTTGACGTTGCAGTAGACGTTGGCCCATCGTCGAGCAGTCGCCGTGACGCTACAGTCCGTGCGCTTACAGGCATGATGCAAGTTACCACCGACCCGACAACCCAACAGGTTCTGCAAGCTATGGCTATCATGAACATGGAAGGCGAAGGCATTGGCGACATCAAGGAATACTTCCGCAAGCAGCTAGTCCAGATGGGCGTATTGCAGCCAACGGAAGAAGAACAACAGCAGATGATGGAAGCACAAGCAAACGTGCAGCCTGATCCGCAATCCGCTTACTTGCTTGCCGAAGCCGCTAAGTCACAGGCTCAGGCTATCCAAGCACAAGCTAACACTGAATATACATTGGCACGATCGGAAGAAACCCGTGCTAAGACAGCAGAGACTATCTCAAACATCGACATTGACCAGCGCAAGTCGGCTATTGAGACTGCTGAAAAGATTGGGGAAGCATTGCGACCCAGTACGAATGTGGTTCCACCCTCCACACAATTTGGGTGAGTTAATGGGGTTAAAACATGAAAACGGCAGAACTGGATAACGACAACATCGAAACAATCGACATCGACACAGACATCAATGACCAAGCAGAAGATGAGACCAATTCCATCGACCTGGATGATGATGAGGAAGAAGATGACGAAGATGAAGTCGTAATATCTATCGGAGAGGAATCGCCACCTCAAGATGAAGAAGTTCGTGCGCCTGCTTGGGTGCGTGAATTGCGTAAATCAAATCGGGAAAAAGAGCGGAAGATACGCGAACTGGAAGCAAAGCTAAGTACCACAGCAACTGAGACCAAACCAGTTGCACTAGTAGCAAAGCCAACGCTTGAGAATTGCGATTATGATTCCGACGAGTACGAACAAAAGCTTGCTGACTGGTATGAGCAGAAACGCGAATACGATGCAGCCGAAGCCAATGCTAAAGCCCAGCAAGACGCTGAAGCTAAGGCATGGCAAAACAAGCTTGATTCCTATGCGAAGGCAAAATCTTCGTTAAAGGTGCGCGACTATGACGAAGCTGAAGCAACGGCTTTAGATACGTTCAACGTCACGCAACAAGGGATAGTTCTACAAGGCTCTGACAACCCTGCTTTGCTTATCTACGCAATTGGCAAAAGCACTAAGCGAGCTAAGGAACTTGCAGCAATCACCGACCCCGTAAAGTTTGCCTTTGCGGTAGCAAAACTGGAGACTCAGTTGAAAGTAACAAACCGTAGGGCATCAACCTCGCCAGAACGTACAATCACCACAAGCGGTGGGCGTGTGTCTGGTTCCATTGATTCACAACTTGAACGCTTACGCGCTGAAGCTCTGAAGACCGGAGACTTGTCAAAGGTTATGGAGTATAAGCGTCGTAATAAGAAAACCTAAATTCTGGAGTTAATATAATGGCTAACGCTTTTTCAAAAGAAGAAATTGTTGCCTTTGAGAATATCCTTGAAGGCTTCAACGATGCTTTGATTCTGTCAAAGAACATCAACGTATACAACACCAACGGCGTAACGATGGAACGCGCTCGTGACACCATCTGGCGTCCGCAACCATACATCGCTCAGTCCTTCACTCGTACCATCGGCAGCTCGATTGCTTCTAGTGTTTCGACGATGACCCAGCTTTCTGTTCCTTCGACCTTGGGCTTCAGCCCTTGCTCGGCATGGGAAATGAATGCTTTGGAACTTCGTGACGCATTGCAAGAAGATCGTTTGGGCGCTGCTGCAAAGCAGAAGCTTGCTTCGGACATTAACCTTTCCGTTATGGATTTGGCTGCTGCTCAGGGTACGCTTGTTGTTGACGTAGCAACTGCTGCTGGCGACTATGATGACATCGCGCTTTGCGACAGCATCATGAACGAACAGGGTGTCATGGCTGAAGATCGTTACCTCGCTTTGTCGAGCCGCGACTACAACGGCATGGCTGGTAACCTGGCTGTTGCAACTCGTTCGTTCACTGGCAACAAGTCTGCAAACGCTTACGAGCGTTCGTATGTTGGCCCAGTAGCTGGCTTTGAAACCTACAAGCTTGATTACGCTAACCGTTGTAATGCAAACTCGGCAACCCGCACGATTGCAACCAACGGCGCTCAGGTTCGTTATGTTCCACGAGCAACTACCTCCAGCGTTGCAGGCGTTCTGAACGTAGACAACCGCTATCAGACTGTCACTGTCTCCTCGACAACTGGCATTCTTGCTGGCGATGCGTTCACGATCACTGGTATTGAAGCTGTCCACCACATCACGAAGCGCAGCACAGGTCAGTTGAAGACCTTCCGCGTTATCTCGATTGACAGCGGCACAACCATGACCATCAGCCCGCCAATCATCGGCGCTAACTCGTCACCAACTGATGCTGAACAGCAGTATCAGAACGTGTATGTTGCATCGACTTCGGCAACTGCATCGTTGAACTTCCTCAACACCACTGCATCGAACATCAACCCGTTCTGGCGCAAGGATTCAATCGAACTCCTCCCAGGCCGTTATGCTGTTCCAGATGGCGCAGGCGTTGACGTTCTTCGCGCTGCTACAGATCAGGGCATCGAATTGGTCATGACCAAGAAGTTCGATCCACTGACCTTCCAGACGCTTTACACGCTGGACACACTGTATGGTGTGGTAATGACGAACCCAGAAATGGCAGGCATCCTGCTTTTCAACCAAGTATAATAGAGATGGGGGAGGCTTCGGCTTCCCCCTCTTTCCTTTAAGGAGAGAACCAATGCCATTGAAAAAAGGTTTCAGCC